AAACGGTTGCAAACCGGTGACGGCGTAGCCGAACTGGTGATAGGCCGTAGCGCCCCAGGTCGTGATGTCGCCGGCGTCAGAGCGCCAGACGCGGTCGCTATTGCTGTTCTCGTTGCCCAGCCAGAGCCTATTTTCCCAGAAGGCGATCCAGGTAGGCTTGGTAAATCTACTATCGTCATCGAGCGTGCCGGCGTTGTTGGTGCCGCCGGCCCAGGTGATGCCGTCGGTGTCGACGCCATTGACGGCGACGAGCGTATCACCCGCCATCACCCAGTTCCAGACGTTGTCGTTGCCAGCGGTGATGGTGACGCTGCCGCTGCGGTCGGTGGCGGTGCCGCCCGTGACATCGAAGAACTTGTTGCCGCAGATGGCGAACGTCTTCTCCGCAGCGGCGATGGTGATCTGACCGAATGCGGTGACGGTAGCGCCGCTATTCATCGCAGATCCGTTGTACTTAGCGAACCCTTTGCGCTTCTTGACCTCGCCCGACAAGCCTATCGTGCAGTTCTCCATGTCATACAGACCGCCAGGACCGATGTCTTCGGCCGGTGCGCTGTAGTTGACGCCGTCACGCCACGGTCCTAACCGCAAGCTGTCGGCCGCGATAGGCATTAGGAGAGGCTACCCTCCTGCGGATAGTAACTGAACTGGCCCGATACAGTGTCGTCGCTGCGCCGCATACGATACGTCCTGTTGCCCTGCACGTTGGCATTCTGGCGGCTGGCAACAGCGATGACGCGCTCCATCTCCTGGCGGTCGACGCCAGCGCCCTGGTCATCACCCTTCTCGCTCTTGTAGAGGCTGGCGATACCATAGACAAGGGCAGGCTGCACGGTCTGGCTGTAGTACTGGTTCAGCGAGTCGTTGTCGTTGTCTACCGTGAAATCCGGCACCGACGCGTAGTAGCGATACGCTATGGTGTCGGTGCTGTCAGGCTTTGGGTATAGCGATACCTCGACGTTGCCGCTTGAGTCGATGCCATCGATAACGGCCCAGCGCGGGTCGCCGTCGATAGAGTGGTCAGGGTCGGCCGCATCCAGATCCTGCGACGACATTATGATGATGACATGGTTCTCGGTCGTATTGCGAAACGACAGCGGCGTCACCGCATCCGACGCGAGGCTGTAGCTTTGCGTGCCGTCCGACGTCGAGAACGTCGACGACTTGAACAACCAGTTCCACTTTTCGCGGCTCTGGATGTCCTTACCGACCATGTTGAGGTAGGTACGCGCACCATCCTTAAACGTCGAGGAGTTGGTGTTAAGCCCTACGCGCCGCAGCGCCGCCTGCATCACTTCCAGGTTGGTCATATCAGATTTGCCCAGCTACCGCCTTCGTAACCTTGGAACTTGTCGTCGGTCGAGTTGTAGATGACCATGCCGTTAACGGCCGTCAGGGCGTTGCGCTCCGTTGTCGTTAGGCGCGGCACCGTCAGCGTCGACGCATAAGCGCCGGTATCGGCCTGGATGTCGCCTATCAGCGCCGTATCGCCAAAAAAGCTGGCGGCGTTGACCTGGCCGTTCGTCTCCGACATCTACATCGTGGCGTCGAGCGCCATATGGTCGAGGTCGTATTCGGAGAGGTTGTCGCCGTTGTTATCGAGCCACCGCTCGGTCCAGATCCGCACGGCCTCTGGTCCGCGTTCCGCAATGCGCGACGGCGGGTCCGGCACGAAACCATCAGCGTGCGTGACCTCGCCTACCGCCTTGACGGTATTGCGTACCTGGCTATTCGTCGTGTTAGACTTGCGCTTGCGCGTATGCGTCTTGTCGAGATCGAGCGCCTTGCGTATCGCCTGCTTAGTATCTTCGCTGCCTTTGAGTATCAACTGCGCGATCTGGTCGGGCGTTACTTCCGGCGAGGCCGCCGGTGCGGCCGGTGCCGGCGGTGCGGCGCTCGATGCGACGTCTGCGATCTCGTCGGCAAGCTGAATCTGCTGCGTTTTCTTAGCCATGTTCTCTTTCAGTAGAAAATGGGGGCGGCGGCAAAGCGCGTGGAAGCCGCCGCCCCCTGCGAATGGTAACGGCTTATACCTCGCCCAAGCGAAGGATAACGCCAATGAACGCGCCGGTGGTACCGACGCTGCACGCGATACCGACCAACGGCTCGGTTTCGGCGTCCTTCAACTGGCAAGCACCACCCGTGCCGTCACCCAACGTGAGGTTGTCGCCAATTGCTGGCACGGCAGAACTTCCGTTTTGTTCCATCAGCACGGTTGCAATTCCGGCCGTCTGGAACCAACCGTAGTAGTTGGCCGTAAACGCAATCGGCGATACGCCGGCAACGAGAATGTCGGTCGTTGTCGCGGTAATCAGCTGGTTGTACTGGTTGCCCTGGATAAAGATGTCCGACGCAGTATCCAGTGCGACCTTTATCGGGTCATACAGTTCGATGTCGACCTTGCCGCTGGTCGTGGCACCGGTTGCACTGTTAGACTTGATGCGATACTGAATACCCTCGCCTTTGCCGTCATCAAGATCGTTGTTGATCTGCAACAAGCCACCAGCGTACTGGTTGGCCGTGATGCTGGCTAAGGTGATCTGCAACTTGGACGAGCCAGCGGCAGGACTGTAATCGCCAGAGGCGGCAATCACAATGTTGTCGCTCGACGCCAACGAGGTTGCGGATACGTCGGGCGCGACCAAAAGACCGGCTTTTACTGCTGCGCCGGTATAGCCATAGCGGAAGACGCGGCCGTCTGCCAACTCCAGCTTTTCGCCCAGAGCGTACTTGGGCGTTGACGATTCGGTGTAAATACCCTGGCCGTCGTTGCTACCAATGCCGGTACCGCCAATGCGGTTGGTACCGAAATTGTGGTTTTCGTAGGTGACACCTGTAAGTGCCATTGTTGTTCTCCTTCGCTCATGGGCGAGCTATGAAGCCGCATTGGCTTGCGGCTCGGAAAGTAAGCATGTTTAGACGCGTTGCCTGGAATTCAGACGCGGCGTCTAAACACACTGCGGTTGTTTAGTCGTTCAGGTTGTAGATGACGCCCTGACGACGGCGGTTGTTGGTGGTAATCTGAAGACCAACGACGATGAATCCGACCTTCGCCATTTGGTTGCTAGGCTCTTTAAACGGCGTCTTGGCGAAGTTCATGCCGGCCTGCATGTGCATCTTGAGATACTTGGTATTCAAGAAGTACATCCGGCCGGTGCCGCAATCACGGTCGTACTGCACCGGAATGCCGCGAAACGACGGTAGACGACCATCGACACCAGGCGCATCTTTCGACGACAGACGCTGATAACCGGTGCCCTCAAAGATCTCCTCGAAGTCGGCGTAAATCGCGTTCGTCGTGAAGATGTTGGTCGGCTGTTCGTTACCTTCGCTGACGTCGTTCCAGGTCGTCGACATCCGCAGCATACCCTCGTAAAAGTGCGTGTTGTTAATCGTCACAAACGAGGTATCGGCGGTGGCGTTGTTCGACTTGTTTTTCCACCAGGTATTGGACGAGACGGTGATGCCGCCCAGCGTCGTCGGGCTGGTGCCAGGCGCATCAGCTACGATGTCCTGGAGGCCCAAAGGCGCTTTGCCGGTCTGCGCGGAGTAGATCGAGCTATTGATCTGGTCGCGCAGCGTGAGCATCGACTGCTCCGTCTTAGCCGCGAGGAGTTTCATCGCAGCGTCGGACTTGCGATTTTCCATCTCCTCGGTGTAGTTGATCGTAATCGGCACGGCCGCGTAGCGGAACGGATAAAACGCCGCCGTGATGCCGTCTACGGCGTCGGTATTGAGGACGTCGTAGCCGCTGAAGTACTGGGCCGTATTGCCCCCGTACATCAGGTCGACCTGGATCTCTTTGCCGCCGTTATCGGTGACAAGAGCGCCGCCGCTGCGGAACATATCGAGCGTTGGGTACGCATCGAAGAAGTTGTCAGTCAACTCCTTGCGCTTGGCCCTCATAGTCAAGGTCCAGGCTGCGTCCCATGTGGAAGTTGTGCTTGTGGCAGCCATGATTAGCTAGTCCTTATTCAAATCCTAGACTGGACAGACCGTTCAACACTTCGTTGTCGGTCAGTGGACCGCCCTCCTCGCTGGCATCGACCCC